CCTTTTCATCAGCATGCATATCAGATAGATATGTGCAGCTGAAAAAGCATCGAAGGAAGCAAGCAATCCTTGGGGTTGCCCTGTGTTTTGAGTGTAATCCTCTAAACTGTTGTCGAGAGGATGACGAAATGTTTTTGGAAGAGTTGATACAAACTCCCAGAATCCTGCAAAGGTTTTGTTGAAGAGAACTTCAATAACCTTGCACTGAAACTGCTGATTGAGAGTATCAGTAGCATTTGAGAAATCTGAAACAAATACATTGTTTCGATGTTCCTTTCTATATGAAGGGTTTGTTACCCTCTTGAGAAATTCGACACCGTTGAAATGTTGTTTCGAACAGCAACTTTCGATCATGTCAAGAAATTCTGCTAGTACCCGATGAAGGTACTTGCATCTATCTTGGACCGAATTGCATCCTTCATGGATTCCTCTCGGCTTGAATTTTCCAGGGTTTGGAATCATTATTGTGATTACCAACTTCTCTTCCGTATCAATATCGGGCGGAAGCTCGTATTGATTTAAATAGCCACTATCATACCCTATTAGGATATCATAGTCTCTAACTTTCGGATTATCCTTTATAGGATCGTCCTCAACTACAGATGAATATATAGCGTTAAGCTTTATCTTCTTTCCATTAATAGTGACTGTACAAGTTGCTGCCTTAGCAGTGATGTAATAATCACTATAACTAAACTTCGGAATTCCTTTCTTTCGGAATTTCTGAATGGCTCTCTTTATGTCGTGGACATAACGATTATTATTTGTGAAAGGTGCATTGATATCTTTTGCAACCTCATTAAATAAAGACCAGAATTCATCAGATGGATCTTTTGACTCTTGTCTCAGTTGGTTTAGGAGTGCTAGGCCATACTCTTCCATTACTTCAGGTGTTGGATTCATATGTTCATACACTTGACCCAGGCTTAAAGCAAGGTTTAGAAGAATAATTATCTTCTCCTTGTTCTGTTCGTATTCTTCCTCTGATATGTCAAAGGATGAAATTAAATGAAATGTGATTTTATGAAGGTAAACATAAAATCCAGGGCGGTGTTTGAGTTCTGTGAAACTCATAATTTCTTGTAATTCTTTCAAGTAGCTTAACAAAGCATTGAAATTATTAGGATAATAGGACAGATTTCCTAACTCAATAGGGTGATCTGTAACTACGTAGAAATCTCCTGGAAACGCAGGTGCCTTTCCAGAAATGAATGATGAGATGACGCTTTGAAGATCATTACGTCTCTCTTTACAAAGATCAGCGAATTCTTTAACTTCGCTGCCTGTACGGAAGGATCTGGATTGTCTCCAGAACTCATTTAAGAACTTTGATACCCAATTGTTTATCAAAGAGAGATTAGCCCGCTTTAGAAATGAACCTAAATCGGAGATTAAATCATTGTATAAACTCGTAAACGAGTTATATACCTGAGATTTTGATGGCCCATCATAGTTTGATGTGTCATTAGCCACCTTGCGAGATTGATGTTTATCAATCTTCATAGAGAACCACCTCCTAGATTAATAAAGTCTGGGTGACAACCCAAATCATCTCGAGCCATTCAGTGCTCTAGGATGAGGCCTACCTCCTAACAGAGTTATTCAGGCTCTGCTAGACTAAACCTTATACGGGTCATTACTCCGTATCTGTGAATGCTTGGTTAGACTTCTGAATGTAAAGTTTAACAACACCCTCAGAGGGGAAGGCTTAGCCGAAGCCGGGAAGGACTATGAGATCCTCCA